CATTTATAAAAGATCAAATAGCAAAATTAAAAGCTTCTATGAATACTCCAGGAATAGATCCTAAAATGAAAGAAGCAATGCAACATAGAATCAATTCTTTTAATATTCAAATTCAATCAATCAATAAAGGTAAACCTATAAAACCTATTGAAGAAAATATTAATGAAGGTAAAGGTGGTTTTGCTACAACTAAACAAAAATGGATTGATAAAATAGCCAATGGTAATGAAGAAAAAGCCTATGAAGTAGAAACTTTTATCCATAATACTGTTAAAGCATTAGAGAAAACTCATAAAGGTAATTATAAATATATTGTCGGCACTTTAAAAAAATTATTGTTTGAGAAATATAAAATATCATTAAATGAAGATGGTGAAGGTGGTGGTTTAGCAATCACTACCGGATCAATTGGAACCCCATCTATGTCAACGAGTGATGGTGGAACTGCCCCTGCGATATATGGTGACTCATCTAAGGCCGTTAAATCACCTCTGGGTGTATTTGGTCGCCGAAAATTTTACCCCCCTAAAAACGCTACTGTTAATAGTCCTAAGAAGAAATCTAAAAAAACTGATAATTTGAATACTGTTGGTTTTATAGACCATTATTATGACAAAAATGTTAAATGATTTTAAATGAAAGATGGAATAATGAGGATATTGTATAGGTATCTTCATTAAGTAGAAGATTATTGATAAATAATGTTAATTTTCATTTCCTAAATAACCTTAAATTTTTAAATCTATAAATAGTTTTATATGAAAAGATCAATTAGACTTAATATCAATTATGCCAATAAAGGTAAACTAAATTCCTTAGATTCTATCATGACTGAATCTATTAAGGTGGTTAACCTCTATATTGATTCCCTATGGGACTCTAATGATAAAAATCTAAAATTCGTTAACTTTAAAGTCGAAACTTGGTTATCTGCCACTCTTCAACAGGCACTTGGTAAACAAGCTCTTGAGATAGTTAAATCCCAAAGAAAAAAGAAAAAGAAGACTAAACCAATATTTAAATTTTCGTCTATAAATTTTGATTCAAGAATGGTAAAAGTAGAATTTGATCTTAATTCATTTGACGTTTGGATTAGATTAACCCGTCTTGGTGAAAAGATTAAACTTAATATTCCATCAAGAAAACATAAAATGTTCCTCAAATATAAAGATTGGAACAGATTAGGTTTTATTCGTCTCATTAAATTAAACGATAAATTTTATATAGACTTCATCTATGAAAAAGAATCACCAACTAAAGTTCCAGACACAACTAAAATAGGCTTGGATATTGGTTATAAAAAACTTTTAGCTTGTTCTAATGGTAACATTTATGGTGGAAAAGAACTAAATGATATCTATATTAAAATATCATCTCTTAAACAAAATTCCAAGGCATTTAAAAGAACATTAAAATTTAGAACTAATAAAACTAATGAAATAATTAATTCATTTATTGATAAAGAAAAACCAACTTCTTTAGTTATCGAAGATTTAAAAAACGTAAAACGTAATTCTAAAATGTCCACTAAAACAATGAATAAAGTCCAAAGATGGACTTACTCAAGAGTTATAAAGAAACTTGATGAACAAACTGAAGAAAGAGGTCTATCTCTGGTGAAGGTTTCACCAGCATATACTTCTCAGCAATGTTCAAAATGTGACGCAATAGATGAGAAATCTCGCTCAGGCGAAAGATACTCATGTAGAGCGTGTGGCTTTGAGATGGATGCTGATTTAAATGCCTCCATCAATATTTTAAAAAGAGGAGTTTATAGACCCTCTAAAGCCGAGAATAATTTATGTTGAAAAATTTCAATACAAATTATATCTATACTACACGCAAATACAGCAGAAAAGAAATTATTATTGATTGATCAATTGTTTAATATAGTTCATCAGAGAAGTGATTTGTCTGCTTGGTTTGTTCAAGGTGGTAGATCGGCATTAGACCAATTATCTGGTAATTAACATTTTTAAAAAATATAAATAATAATGAAATGAGTAAACCAAAAACATTAATTGAATATATTGATTGTTTCATTAGAGTTCATGATTCTAAATATGATTATTCATTAATTGAACCAAAACATATCATCAACAGTAAGAGTAAAATTTCAATCATATGTAAAGAACATGGCGAATTTTCTCAAATCATAAATAATCATATGTCTGGAAATGGTTGTCGAGAATGTAAAAAAGAAAGGTTGAGTAATGAATTTAGACAAAATATTGATTTATTAATAGAAGATTTCAAAAAAATTCATGATAGTAAATATGATTATAGTTTAATAAGTAAAGAGAATTATAAAAATAATTTGAGCGAATTACCAATCATATGTAATGTTCATGGAGTCTTCTTTCAAACAGCAGGAAACCATAAATCAGATCATGGTTGTCCTAAATGTCAAATTGAAAAAAGAGCTAATTTAAAAAGAAATAAACTCGAAGATATAATTGCTATATTGGAAATGATTCATGGTACTGATAAATATGATTTTAGTTTAATTTCAGAACAAAATTATAAAAATCGCAAAAGTAAAGTTCCAATTATATGCAAGGAACATGGGATTTTTTATAAATCATTTGATGATTTGAGTAAGATGACTAATTGTCCACGATGTTTAAAAGTCTCAAAACTCGAACAAAGAACAGAAAAATGGCTGATAGATAACCATTTTGATTATGAAAAACAAAAGAGATTTGGTGATTGTAAAGGAATTAAAAATAAATTGCCATTCGATTTTTATATATCCAAATTAAATCTAAATATTGAATGTGACGGTAGACAACATTATGAACCAGTTCAATTTGGTGGATGTTCTATTCAAAAAGCTTTAGAATGTTTTGAGATTATAAAAACCAACGATTCCATAAAGAATAAATATTGTTTAGATAATAACATTAAATTGTTAAGAATTTCATATAAAGATAATCTAATTGAGAAGTTAAATGAATGTTTATAGAGATGTGAACGAGAAAACCTATGGCTTCAGTCATAGGATGAAAGCGAACGAATTCTATTAAACATAAATAATATTATATGAGAAAAACCTTTAAATATAGAATATATCCTTCTAAATCTCAAATTTCCAAGATAAATAATATCCTGGAACTGACAAGGTTTGTCTATAATCAAACCTTAGCGTTAAGGAAAGATTCTTGGGAATTAGATAAAACTCATGTTTCCCTTTATGAAACTTCCAATATGTTAACCAAATGGAAAATTGATAAACCCGAACTTAATAACGTCCATTCTCAAATATTACAAAATGCTCAAAGAAGAGTCGATCTTGCCTTTAAATCTTTCTGGAGAAGATCTAAAGCTGGTCAGACTCCAGGGTTTCCAAGATTTAAAGGTTTCGGTAGATATAATTCTTTGACCTATCCCCAAATGGGATTTAGTCTTCATCCAGATGGTCTTTACCTATCTAAGATAGGTAGAGTTAAAATAGTTCTCCATAGACCGATAAAAGGAACTATTAAGACATGTACAATAAAGAGGACTCCAACAGGAAAGTGGTTTGTTTATTTTTCATGTGAAGTAGAAAAAGATATTCCTCTTCCGAAAACCGATAAGAAAGTAGGAATAGATTTAGGACTAATAACCTACATTCAATGTTCAGATGAGACTAAAATAGATAAACCAAGATTCTTTAAAAGAGAACAAAAAGCTTTAGCTAAAGTACAAAGGAGATTATCTAAGTTAAAAAATTATAAAAATAGACATTCGGTAGGGTTAGTTCATGAACGGATAGTTAATAGTAGGGAAGATTTTTGTCATAAAGCATCTAAGTCTATAGTTGACAAATATGATTTTATAGTTCATGAGGAATTAGATGTACAAAATATGTTAGAGCAGAAGAAATATTCAAAGAGCATTTCAGATGCTTCTTGGTCAACCTTTATTGAATTCTTAACCTATAAGGCTGAAAGTGCTGATAGGATAATTATTTCGGTTGATCCAAGAGGTACAAGTCAGAGATGTTATAGATGTGGAGAATTTGTTCCTAAAGATATAGAAGAGAGGAACCATAATTGTTCTAATTGTGGTTTGAATGTTAGCAGAGATTTAAATTCTGCTTTAGAAATTCTCAGACTCGGTTTGGAGTCTGTTGATAAATAACTTTTAGTTGTTGGTAATCATAGAAGCCAATGCCTTTAGGCGTTGGAGCAATCACTAAGGAGTAATTAATGTCAAATTTTGCAGACATGTTCTTGTATAATCCATTTGCTAAATTTTTTCGTAAATCGAGACCACAAGAAGAAAAAAATGAAATTGAAGAAATTAAAGATAGTCAAGGTGTTTCTCAAGAAGAAATTGAACTCGCTAACTATATTAATTATGATTTTCAGAGCGCACCTGGGAATGCCATTTCTTACATTGGTATTCAATTCGATCAGTATTTTGGGAGTAAAAAGGGAAGGGTTCAGAAATATAGACAGATGGCAAGATATCCAATTATCAATGAGGCAATAAATCAAATATGTGATGATGCTATTGTTGATAATGTAGATGGTGATATTGTTACTTTAGATCTGATAGAAGAAGTCCCAGAACATATTGAAGATGAAATACGAAAAATTTGGGATTATATTACAATCGATATTTTTAGAATTAATGAACGTGGTTGGGATTTCTTTCGCAAATGGTTAATTGAAGCTGAATTATATATAGAATTAATTTTAAATACTGAAGGTAATGATATTATAGGTATTAAATTGTTACCATCACATACAATGATGCCTGTTTTTGAAGATGGTAAAATTAGAGCTTTTATGCAAGCTAATGTTAAAACCCCTGAAGCTGCTAATAGTCCTGATAATGCAAGTAGAGGTAATGTTGATTATGCAAGTCCAGCTAATTATGGTCAAGATGATGACTCTAATAGCACAATTTTCGATAAAGATCAAATCGCTTATGCTAATTATGGTGATTGGGGTGATTCATTCCTTGATGTTAGAGGTTATCTCGAATCAGCTATTAGACCATTCAATCAACTTAACAATATGGAAGATGCGACTGTTGTTAATAAATTAGTTCGTGCGCCTCAAAGAAGAATCTGGAATATTTATACTGGTAGAATGCCCAAAGGTAAAGCTGATGAATTCGTAAAACAACTCTCTAATAGATATAAAAAGAAATTGATTTATGATCCCGAAACTGGTGCTATGAATTCAGCTCAAAATGTACAATCACTCACTGAAGACTTTTGGTTCACTAAAGATATTAATGGTAATGGTACTTCCGTTGATACTATTGGTGGTGATAATACTTTCGGTGAAATGGAAGAAGTTAAATATTTTCAAGAAAATCTTTATAAATCTCTAATGATACCTAAGTCTCGTTGGTCTGATCCAGCAACTTCTATGTATTCTTCTGGTAAAGGTGGAGAAATTCAAAGAGAAGAAATTGAATTTGCCAGATTTATTGAACGTTTACAAAGACGATTTAAATATATCTTGTTAGATCCATTCATTACTCTACTCAGACTCAGAGGTATTGATGAACGATATGTAAATCATAATATCTATAATATCCAATTCGTAAAGTCCAATCTCTTTAAAGAATATAAAGAAATGGAATTAATGGAATCTAAATTATCTGTTCTTGGTGCTATTTCTCAATTTATCTATAACCCAACTGAAAATCCAACTGGGTATTTTGCTCCAGAATATGCTCTCAAAAGAGTATTCCTAATGCATGAAGAAGAATATCATTGGAATAAACAATTGTTAGATAAAATTAAACCTACTGAAGCCGAACTCCAAGCTCAAGAAGCTGGTGGTGAAGCTGGTGGTGGTTTTGGTGAAATGGGTGGTGAAGAAATGGGTGGTGGTGAAGTTGGTGGTGCAGAAGAGGCTGGTGCTGGTGGTGAAGTTCCTGTTGCAGCACCTGAAGAAGCTCCAGCAGAATCTAAATCATTCCTTATTAACGATAAAGATTCTATAATTTTAAATGAATGGATTTCTTATGATTCCATTATCAAAAATAAACATAACAAAAGGAAATAATTATTATGAGCTTTAAAGATTACCTAAATGAACAATTAACTTTAGTTGAAGATACTAAACCATCATATGGATCGTTTGAAGATAAAAATTATGTCGTCAAAATAAATAAATTATCATCTAACGATTTCTATTCTCAACCTTTTGGTAGATCTATGGCTGATAGAAAATTAGTCAAATCGTTTATCGAAGATTCTGAAACTAAAACAACTCATATCGATGCTAAAGGTAAATCAACTTTATCTTCTGTTAAATTGTGGATCAAAGAAAATAAACCTTCAGAATTTTATGCAACTTGGAAAAAAGATTCATCTAATTATAAAGATGATTCTGTTAAATTATTCTATAAATAACTCTGTAATTTTTGAATTGATAAATATATTAAAGGAGAAATAATTATTATGAAATCTATAGTTAAAAGAGTACTCGCCGGTGACTGGACTTCTATCCAATCTGATGTAGAAAAAATGGCTGCCGATAAAGTCAAAAATCTCGTAGATAATAAAAAAATAGAAGTCCTCGCCAAACTTAATGATACTAATGTAGATACTCAACGAGATGTAATGAACTTTTAATCTCTATAAATAAGAATAGAAATAACTGAGACAGCGACTGATCCTCGTTTCCTGAAACCTGATGAGTAGGGATTATCAGTTAATTTTCTATATTTAATCAACTCTATCAGGAGATCAATCTAATAATGTCCAATATAATTAATAACGCTCTTTTACATTATGTCTACGTTTATCTCGATCCAAGAAAACCAGGATCTTTCTCATATGGTAATTTTAACTTTAACTTCGAACCATTCTATGTCGGCAAAGGTAAAGGGCTAAGAAGCAAATCTCATTTAAAACCATATAATCTAAAACATGATAATAATAAATTAAAAGTAAATAAACTTAAAAAAATCATCGAAGAATACGGCAATATAGAAATTTTAAAATATATAGAAAATATATCAGAATCAGATTCCTCATTGTTAGAAAAAGAAATGATCGCTACTATAGGAAGATTAGACAAAAAAGAAGGACCATTGACTAATCTGACTGATGGTGGTGAGGGAATTTCTGGCTATATAATGAGTGATGAGCAAAAAGAAAATTTAAGAATTAAACACACTGGATTTGTTCATAGTGATAAAACTAAAGAAAATATGAGCAAAATTCAATTAGAGCGACAAAGGTTGATGACTAAAGAGGAAAAAGAAAAATTTAAAGAGACTTGTAGAAATAGTTATACAACTGAAATGAGAGAAGCTCTTTCAGAAAAATATAAAGGTGAAAAAAATCCTAATTTTGGTACTAAATGGAGTGATGAACAGAGAAAAAGTTTAAGTGACCACACCAAACAATTCGGAAATTTTGTTATTAATAATCCACAAAAAATAAATCCGAATAGAGGAACTGATAGTGGTTTATGTAAATATAGATATTTGATTTATGATTTGATTGGAAATCTTATATATAATGATTGTAGTTTAGCGAAATTACAGGAACAATCTAATTTAGAATTTATTTATATTAAAAAATTTTCATCATCATCTCATTTTTATAATGGGTTTTATATCACTCGAATTGACAAAGACGATGAAAATATTGTTTATAAAATTGAAGATATTGAAATTCTTGAAAAAATGAAAGATTATGATATTCGTTATAAGATAGGTAAAAAGTTGGGTTTAAAAACTACTTTAGTTAACTATCATAAATATATAGTGATGAAATGTGGTGTGCTATTATTAGAGACATATTTCAAAAAAGAATTAATTAGTATGTTTGGTGAAAAATTAACCAGAAATTTTAGACATGATAAATATTATGATGGTGCTGATTATGAAGGATATTATTTAAAGAAAGAACAACTAACGGAGAATTTTTTAATATGAAACTAATGACTGAATTTATTGA